TCTCTATAAATCTACTTCCTAAACTATAAAACACGAATGGACTATTATTTACTGTTAAAGTAAAATTAGATATTCCTGCTACTGCACTTGGTCCTGAACCCCACTTAAATTCTCCTTGTTGAAATGCCCAAGGTGATTCAGTTGGTGCTGCATAAGCAGTTGTAATACTTGTACCACAAGTTACTTTATTTGCTGTCCAATCAAGACTTGCTTTTAATATATCTCCTTGTGCTGCAGTTAAACTTAAACTATTAGCTACACAACCCTCATATAAATCCACATCATCTGTACTTCCACTTTCGTTTTGTGCATATATTGCAAAACTATACATATTAGTATAGTCTATGTTATCTTCTTCAGATATTAAATATGGACTTCCTGTACTACCAGACCCTGCTACACTTCCAAAAAAGAACTGCATAAATCCAATACTACTCCCTGCTGTTGTTGCCATCTGAGATAAAACATTCCAATCAATACTTCCAGTTATATCTATAGTTCCATAATTGTAAAGAGTTTCATTTCTACCTTCTCCAATACCTAATTGTCTTCCTACATTATCTGTCCAAGTAGCACTTATACTTGTTACTTGTCCAAGACTTACTGCATCTGTTTCTACTGCTCCTGAAGCATAACTTGTTTCTTCATCTATTCTAACTCCTTCAGCATAATCACGATATACTGTTCCACTAATTGCTGCCATCTTGTTCCTCCCTTATCTTTCTCTGCCTCATAGTATATGATAATGTCCTATCATTCTTCCACTCATATTCAGCAGGTTTCTTATCCTCTTTTACTTCCTTAACTTTAATTTTTTCTTTTGCCATTTTAACTTACTGCCTCCAAATTGAATGGTGCTCTTAATTCTATACTCCTTGTGTAAATTTTATCTCCTCTTGCTGGTTCATTAATAAGAGGAGATTGAGTTACAGGAGTTATGAACACCAAATAATAAAAATCTTTTTTATTCTCTAATATTGCTTGTCTGATTGTTTTAATATAAGTATCTACATTAACCATACCATTGGCATAAACATAAATAGATAATAATAAATCAGACATAGTATCTAATCCTCCTAAAGCTATCTCGTTAGTAGCCACACTCGTAACTGCTACTGCAATTCTTGGATAAGAAGTAATACCTAAATCTGTTCTCGGAAAGTCTGGATAAATACTATCTCCACTTCCATAATCATAAGTTGCTGTAATAACTACTCCACTTCCTGGAGCACTTGAAAAAGTTACAGTGTAAGTAGAATAATCAACTGTGTAATCTGTACCAAAAGTCTGAGCTGAACCATCTAATTTAACATTTCTAACATTCTTTGCATTAGATTCTGCTAAAGCAAAATCAACTTCAACATTATCTCCAGTTCCAATACTCTCATTAGTAGAAGTCGTTACTCCTCTATCACTTATGCTTATAATATCGGAGTTTCTAAGAAACACTACCAATTCCTGTTTTATTTGATTTAGGTTAATTAAATTCGTTACAGCCATCTTAGCTTTCCACCACTTGGTATTAACCTCTTATTTATTTTAAAGTTTATAAATTACTTAGTTAAATTCTACATCAGCAAATGCTTCATTTAAAGCATCAGCAACTATTTTCATAAACTTCTGGTGCATTACTGGTCTGATAAAAGGAGCAGGTGTCATACCTTTTACATAAGACGCAAAATGTCTTTTACCATCAGCACCCTCCCAACTTAAAACTTTAGCAGTCTTAGGTCTTATAACTTGTTTCTTTGGTCCATATAATCCAGTACCCCATTCTAAATATTGAGCATAATAAGGAAAACTAAATTCTATTCCATCAGAAGTTGCTTCAACTCTAATATTCCTAAGCAGATGTCCAGTGGTACTATGCTCCTGTACTTTATGTCCTTGTATAGCCCTATTAGCAGAAAGTTTTAATTCGTTTTGTAAATCTATGGCTATAATTTCTTTAGCTCTCGTAATGGCTTGAGCATAAGTCAGGGTCATATTACCTCTAATGGATTTAAAATTCTTTTTATAAATGCTTTAAATACTTTTTTTATTTCTTTTAAAGATAAATTAAATTTTACTGATTTTTTCTTAAGTTTTATTATTGTATAATATTCTTTAGCTTTAGGAGTATATTCATAACCATTCCCACTCATACCAATTTCTCCCTCATTTTTTCCAGTAGTATAAATTAATTCATTTTTTCCCTTATCAGTAAAAATAATACTATCTTGATTATATTTTTTTCCGAGTTTAATCATATCTTTTTTTGCACTATCGTGAACCATTACTAAAAAACTATCTTCTGTTTCTCCATAATTTCCAACAACTTTTGTAAAAGTATTTCCTCTTTTAATAATATCATTATGTAATTGTTTATGTCTTTCTGATATTTGTTTATCTGTTAATTTCATATCTGCAGGATTTTCAGGATTTCTACCTGAACTAATTAATACAAAAGAAGTTTCACTTAATACAATATCAAGTTCTTTTCTATCAGAAATTGGAAGTTCCCTACCTTCTCCCTTTCCTTTTCTTCCAAACTTTTTCTCTACTTCTACAAGAGTGTGAGCTGGTTTACTTTCTGCAGGTTTTTCCCTTTGAGATATTCTGCCTGTTTTAGGGTCAAGATACCAATACCTATACTTTCCTCTACTACCAGTTCTTTTAACATACTTATACTTTAATTCTATTATATCTAAAGGATTAACCATTTAATCCTCCACTTTAAAACAATTAGCAAAATCAAACATAACCTCGCCATTTGCTCTACGAGTTATAACATCTCCAATTAAGAATTTCTCACTATTAAATGTAATCCTATCATTTAATTTAAACCCATCACTATTCTCACTCATACAATAAGCATCTCCTAAATCTACTAATCCTTCCTGTCCTTGAGCATACCTTTGAGTTCTTTTAACAAATACTACAGTCTTAGCCACTCCACCTGCATAAGATAAAGTTTCATCTCCTGTAATATTATCAGTTGTTTTGGTTACTGCTTCCCAAGTAACTGAAGTTCCTAAATCTACTAAAGGTGCATTAGTAAAATCAACACTTGTTATTCCTATATCTCCTGCTCCAGTCATTCTTCAAGATACCCCATTCTAATTCTCCACTCTTTAACATTTCTTAAAAGAGCTTCATTTAATTCTTTTCCAAATAACCTTTTCTTTTCTGCCATTATGCAAACATTGGTCTGGCTAACTTATTAGTAATCTGAGCCATCAACCAATCCCTCTTTTGAGTCATAGCACTTAATGCCCTATCAAAATGTGGATAAGGAACTCCTTTTTGAATACTCATATCTGGAACTGTATATCCTGTTGCGAAAGTATATGTTCCACCAATCATATTAACTGCAGCCATTATTCCAGCTAAACAAGCACATAAATCTCTAACTTGTTCTGTATAATCAACTGCTGGAGAAAGATAAGCTCCATAATAATATTTAACATTACATAATTGTGGATAAGAATTTTTCCAATAAGTTTCTTCTGCAGAACTTCCTAATTCTAACTTACCCCATTGAGAAGTAGAATATAAACTCGTTCCACCAATCGTTACTGAATTACTATCTATCGTTACAGAATAAGGAGCAGTTATTAAAGGATAATTTTTAGTATAATAAATTCTGGTATCATCGCCAGTAAATGTTTCATCTGTATAAGTATTCTTAACTATTCTATATGCAGAAGTAGCATCTATTGCAGAACTAAATGCTGGACTAACTGTTAAATCGGTAGCAGTACCATCAGTTATAGTTCTCGCCTCTCCAGAGTTAGTTCCAGAGATAATCCAAACCATATAACCACCAGTTAAATCAGCTTCAGCATTCCACTCATCTGCATCCCAACCTGCTCCACTATCTATTACTGAAGTGGTATCTCCACTTGTAGCAGTTCCACTATCTTGAAGTTTCAGAAAGGTCGTATGGGTAAGAGCATCAACTTCAGACTGAGCCATCTTAATAAACTCAACTGTATCTGCATCTGAAATATCACTACTCGTAATACCCATCTGTCGCCTAACATCATCTGCTGAGCAATAATAGGTTATCGTTGTCATTATTCATCAGTAATTGTAATTAAAAACCTGAAGTTCTTAGCATTCCCACCATTAGTTAGTACAACTTTCATTGCACCTGTTACAAATATTCTTTCTGCAACATCTGTAAATGCTGAACCATCTGCAACCTTATTACATAATGCTCTTGGCATCCAAGTTGCGTCTGAAGTTCCAAGATTAGCTAATGTCATAACATCTGTTGTAGCTGCACCATCTTCATTAGTCCAAACTGAATCTGTCCCAGTATCTCCATCGTCATAATCCATTACAATTTTCTCAATATAACCAACTGAGTTTTCGTCTGCTGTTAGTGTTAAACCACCACCTGCAGCACAAGTTCCAGCTAATTCAACTATTTTCATTTTAATCTAACTTCCAAGCCCACTTACCATCAGAGTCTTTATACCTATATGGTATTTCCTTTTTTGGTTTTTCTTCTTTAGCTTCTTCCTTTTCAGAAGATTTAGCCATAGCTTTTGCTTTCATTGCCATTCTTCATTACCTCCAGTTATTTATATTTTATACCAAACTATTCCTAAAACATTGGTAGTGTCATTCCTGGTCATAGTTAGGACATTAGTTGCATAAGTCTGAGTTTCAAGGGTATCATCTGTATCTCTTAAAAGAGCTATATATACTTCACTTGCGTTTGTTATTGTTATTGTATCGTTTTGTGCTGCTCTTGCTGTGCTACCTAATAATCCTATTCTATAACCTGCATTAGTTGCTCCACCAATGGGTGCTAATTCGGTTACTGTTGTATTTACATTTGCCATCTTAATAATCCTCCATTCTATTTATTTAAAAAAAAAATAAAAGAATAGGACTTTAATGTCCTATTGCTAATATTGTTCTTGCTTCGTTATCTGTACTACCAGGTAATGTAATTGATTGTGACGCTGTTGCCACATCAGTTAATGTACCATCTGTTGCTCCACTCACGAATGAGAAAACAACACTTCCAAATAAACTTGAGCAATCTATTGTATCGCCATCATCAGCTGTAGCAGGGGTAAGAATTTTAACAAGTTTCCATCCTCCTACATCCCATTGACTAACGGTACAAGCACTTAATAATATTGCTGCCATTTTTCATTTCCTCCTTATGCTGATATTGCAGTAATACTACTACAGAATGTTGGAGCTTTGATAATTAAAGCCTCATATATCTTTAGCATAAATTTACTGCTATCGTTGGTCTTTGCTAAATCTTCGTATGTTAAGTCTTGTAAAACTCTCATTTCTACAACTGATAAGTCTAAGAAATAAATTGCTTTACTACCACTTGCATTACTCATATTCATACTTGGAATTACTGGTACATCTCCGACCATTGTATGTAATACAATAGTTGTGAATCCCCAGAACACTGTTTGTGTTGCTTGTAAATATCCAATCTTTGCTGTTAGTAATCCCATCAAGTCTGTATAAACTCCAGAACTACATACTGCTAAGTTTGGTCTTCCACCATCATCAAAAGCATTCTTAATTGCTGTGTCAATATCTCCTAAAGCTAATGCAGTAGTACCTTTACCTACAGTATTAGTTGTAGACATTATATCAATAATGCCATTAAACTCATTTGCATCACTATCAGTATCGCCATTAACAATTAATTCTTCTTCCAACTCTCTCATATCTCTTGTTTTGATTAACACTTCTAATTGCTTTGCATTAGGTGCACTGCTTGAACTGAATGCTCCTGTTGCTCCACCATCTGGTGTTAAACCTTGTAAGATATAACTTGGAATTGCTGCCATAGCTTGACCAGTTACCCTTCCAACACTGTATAAGTATTTTATACTTGTACTCATTCTGTCAAAAGTTGTATTAGTTTCACTTAATGCTGCATCTTCTGCTGCTACAACTGCTCCACCCTTTGCTGTGATTACATTGTAATCTGCTGTAATTCCTTGATTAGATACTCTTGGAATTAACTCCACCAAAGGTGTATATTTCCTTGTTCTATCTACTACTCTTGGGTCTACATAAATTGGAACCATAGCATATCCTGCTGTTCCTGCACCCCCACTTGTACTCTCTAATGCTTTGAATCCTATATCAAAAGCACTTTTTAGTTCAGGTCGCATATCAACATCAAAAGATTTTTTCTCTACATCAAAACTTCCTCTTGCACCACCGTGGTATAAGGTTCCATCTGGTAAAGTTCCAAAACTGTGTTGATAAGCACTTGCACTAATGTCTTTATATTCTCCTACTTGTGCCATTTTTAATTTTCCTCCATTATTTATACTGCATCTAAAGGATTATATGTTCCCTTAGCTACTATCTGTTCCTTGTCTAATGTTTCCACATTATCTTTTAGGATTGGTTCGTTTAACTTTTTAGTCAAACTCTTTATCTCTGTTTTAGCATCTGCTAAGTCATCTTCTAACTTTGTGATTCTATCCAATGCCTTCTGTTCCACTTCACTTGCTTCTTCGGTAGGTTCTTCTACTTCAGCTTCAACTTCAGCTACTGGCTCAACTGCTGGTTCTTCTGCTACTGGAGCAGCTTCTTCAGCAGGTGCTTGGACTTCCTCATCCTTTTTTTCTACTACTTCTTCAGCCATCTTAATTTCCTCCATATCGTTTAGACTTTTTGTAAATACTTCTGTCATCTTACATTCTGGATTTACTGGATTACCAGTAAGTGCAACATTAAGAAGTTCCACTCCATTTAGTATTCTGGTTTTAACACCATCAACCACCTTATGAACATAACTCGTTGTTTTAAATGCAATACTAAAAGCATCTAAAAAGCCACTCTTAACACTATCCCATACTTCTTTAAATCTTCCGTGTGCTCTATTTAATATTGCTTTAACGAATATTCCTTTCTCATCTCTTTTAGCTTCTATTATTTTACCAACAGGAACTATACTTGGATTTTCCTCTCTCCAAGCTTCGTGTTCTACATCTAACTTAATATTCTTATGGTTAATCTGATTAAGCATTTCACTCAATGCGTTCTCACTAACCACATCATTTACTAAATCTCTATCCTTTGTAGAAATATAACCTGTAACAAAATAATCCTTGCCACCCTTTGTTTCTGTTTCCTCGTAACCGACTTCATCGGTAAAAAATGTATAATTTTTTGTATTTGCCATTATCTTATACCTCCTTGATATTTTTTAATCTTTATAAACTATTTAGTTAATTGGGTGCATATTGAGTATTCCCCAACCAGCTAAACCTCTTACTTTATATCTGGGTGTTACTTCTCCATCTTCAAGAGTATGTACCAATTCACATCTATCATCAAATATTAAATCGTAACCTTTCTCATCATATTTGAAGTCTTGCATAAAGGATTGTACTAAATGTATTCTACTATTACCCTGATATTTATTTGCCCACTTAACTGCTTCTTTGAATATCTTTGGATGAGCTTCAACTATTATATGTTCCTTTACTCCATACTTTTGGAATGCTGTTGCAGTATAACCTAAACCAAATCCTATCTCTAAAACCTTTTTAGGTTTATACTTCCTACATAATTCCATTACTCTTTGCTCTATTGTATCTTTCTCTGAATAATACATAATCGCCTTATCCTTAAGCATTAAAGAATTTCCTTTCCTATAAACTTCTCCATTCCTAAATTGTTCTTTACTAATCATTATATATTATTCCATCCTATTTCTAACCATTTAGTGCCTTCAAAAACAAATTGTAGAATATCGTTAGTCGATATTAATCTTGATGTGGTAAATCCCCCCAAAACAATATTACCAGTTTCATTAAATGTATAATTAACTGCACTTCCTATCAATGTAATAATTTGCCCTACTGTTCCATCAGTAATTGTTGATACTGTAACAGCTCTCCCACTTGCTGGCATACGGAATATATTTCCCCCAGCTGCTGTTGCATTTGCATCTCCGTGTGCCCATACTGTAATTGGATTAATTACTGCTCCAGTTATAATTAAATTCCTTGTATCAGTAGTTGGTCCTGCACCTTGAACATCAGTATCTATAAGCATATTAGTGCCATCATCAGCAAGAGAACTATCATCTCCTGTACCTAATGAAACTAACTTACTATCATCTAAATGAATATTATTACTAAATTTAACATTACCAGTACCAACCACATCACTTTTAAAAATTACATCGGTACCATCATAACCTATTAATGAATCATCTCCACTCCCCATATAATATGCGAAATAATCATTACCACCTAAATCTTGTGTTTCATATCTCCGAGCCCTCATTATCCCAGTAGTAGTACCATCTCCAGCCATATCAAAATTCATTGCAGAGGTATCTATTGTTGAAGCAGAACCACCAGCAGTATTAAAATCAATACCCCCAGCAGCATCAATTTTTAAGTTGTTTCCATCCCAATAAATGGTAGCATAATCATTATAAGGTCCTGAACTTCCTGCTCCAAATTCCAACTTTGAAGTATTATCGATTTTGATATTATGACTTGTAACAAAAGCTGCAGTTGCACCTACATAAGGAATATACCCTGACATTCCTGTACTTGCATAAGTTTTTAGATTAACCATACATCAAACCAAGTAATGCTAAAAATATTGATAATGTAAAAGCAAAACCCCCCCATATCATTTTTGTATTAAATTTAAGTTTTCCATTAGTTTCTTTAATATGTTCAGAAAGTTTAGCTATCTCTATTGTTAAATCCTCTATCTTATCTACAATATCCTTATTTGTGTATTTAACATTAAAAGTATTTGCCATTTTAATTATTAACTGCTATAACACTAACCCCTTCCCCATTTACTGAACTATCTATCCAAACAATATTATTTTCAGATAAAGCTAAACTAACACTATCTCCAGCACTTAATTCAAAACCAGAAGTACTATCTACAGAACTACCTCCTACATAAATAAGTCCAGTATTACCTGCCAATGCCTTAATCGTTAAAGAAACACCTGCATTACTTTGTAATTGAACTGCTGTACCAGCTGTGGTTACAGTGAATTGATTACTATAAATAGTACTCGGTATTTGTTCTATTGTCTTTAAAGCATTATCAGAATTAACTTCAGCCCTATCTTCTCCATCGTGGTCTTTAATCTCAACTGCTCCTATCTCAATATCCTGTACTACTAAATTAGTATTTACTGCAGTCTTTCCAGAAGCATCCTCTATGAACTTATCGTATTCCCTATCAAGTCTATTATCAGGCATAGCCATTTAGCTAATACCCCCCATCCTCTTTCTCTATCTTAAAAGTAACATCTCCTTTATCAATACTATAAGCCCTTAATGCTCTTTTTAGATTATCGTCTTTCCAGATTAAATCCTGTTCGGTATCTACTTTAAGGTAAGTTGATTTAAGTAAACAATAACCATTTTGAATATATAAGTCTATTTTCTCCTCATCTTCAATGTAGATTATTAGTCCACTCTCTAATGGAAGCATAGTTCTCATTGTTTCAAAAGGTATATTGAATAAAGCCATTATTTCTTTTTATCAGATTTTCCAAAACCATAAGAGTAGTCCTTAGATAACCCTAAAACTCTTTTTGCTTCTTTATCCCTAAGTTCATCTATTTTTTTGTTATATTCCTTAAACTTAGCCTCTCTATCCTCATTATTCTTCTCTTCTAATCGGTCTTTTTGTTTTTGGATTTCCCTTCCTTTTTTATCAAGGGCTCTCACTTTTTCAATATATGCATCACGAAGTTTATTGTTTTCTGCATATTTCTGGGTTTCCAGTTTTGCTATTTCCCTCTGTAATTCTTTTTTAGCCTTATCATCTCCTTGACTTCCACTTGGTTTCTTTGCAGGTTGTTCTGAAGATAATCTTTTTTTCAGTTTATCTACTTTCTGCCTTTGAATAAATCCCCCAACAGAACCACCTTGTTGTATATTCCTCATAGTTGATTCAGACATACCTTGTTTCTTAGCAGGTTGCTTTCCAGCTTGGAGTTTACCAGTC